CCCTGGCCAAGGACACCGATCGCCTACGCAACGGCATGGATAAGCTGGGCAAGGTGCACGGCCTCGAGGACGCCGAGAACATGGCCAAGGCCATGGTCGATCCGTGGCAGCAGTTCGCCGCCGCTGTCGAAGCGTTGCGCATCGCCTTCGGCCAGGCGCTGATCCCGATCTTGACGCCGCTGATGGCTAAGCTCAGCGGCATTGCCGGCACGTTTACCCGCTGGACTCAAGTGTTCCCGAACATCACCCGGGTAATCGGCATTACCACGCTGACCATCCTGGCGATCATCGCCGCCATATCGCTGCTGACCTTTGCCATCGGCGCCGGCCGTATGGCTTGGCTGGCCATGGTGAGCGTCTGGAAAGTGGTGCAGCTGCTCAACCTGCGCACCGCCGCCGGCTTCGTGCTGCAGAAATTGGCCATCCTGGCTTACCTGTCCATCTTGACGTTGTTCGGTGCGGCCATGTTGGTCGTTCGCGGCGTCATGTTGGCCTGGCAGGCCGCGATCTGGCTGGTCAACTTTGCCCTGACTGCCAACCCCATTGGCGTCGTGGTGATGGGCATCGCCGCCCTGGTCGCTGTCGTGGTCGCCGCCGTTGTGTACTGGGACAAGTGGACGTCCGCGCTGATGAACACTGAGGCCTTTAAGTGGGTCAGCGCGCAGCTGAAAGCACTTTCTGACTGGTTCACGTCCATGGGCGGCTGGAGTGGTATGGCGAAGGCGGCATGGGACGGCATCGTTGCGATCTTTCACAAGTCGATTAACGCCCTGATCGAGTTGCTGAACAAGATCCCCGGCGTCGATATCGAGACCAAGTTCGGCGCGATGCCCGAGGTGCCCGGTACCGACATCGGCGTCAACACCGTGGACGGCGCTGCTGCGGCGCAGAAAGCGCGGGAAACCATCAACTCGGCCATTCCAACCCTGTCGCCGGCGCGGCCCAACGCCGTGCCCCCGGGCGGCTTGCTGACCAGCATCCAGAACAACAACAGCAGCCAGAACAAGGGTACCCATGTGGAAACCCTGAACATCCATACCGGCAAGCCTATGACCCCGCTGGAGCTGGAAAACATGATGAGCATGGCGGTACCAGGATGAGCGAATACATCGACCTGCTGATCCAGGACAACGACCTGGTGCTGGATCTGTCCCGTCAGCCGCTGCTCATCGATGACCGGGCCAGCATCGCCCAGGACATCGCTCACATGATCCGCGACAGCGGCCTGCTGGTGACCCTGGTCGCTGAGCGCGATCGGCTTAGGCAGCGCGACTGTATCCAGCAACTGGAGCTGCTGGTGGAGGCGGACGAGCGCCTGGTACCGGGTACCGCGTTGATCACTCAACTGGCGCCAGGGCAGTACCTGGTGACCGCTACCACCCTGAAATTCGGCACGATCGAGGTAACGTTGTGAGCGACGTAGATTTCAAACAGGCCCTCACGGACGCCGGCATTCCGACCACAGAGGCAGGCCTGCGCCAGGCGTGGGAGGCTGAAGTTACCGCCCAGGGCAGCAAACTGAGTAACACCAGCACCTGGTCGCCGTTCTGGCGGGTGGTCACGGCCCTGGTCACCAAACCGGTGCTGTGGATCTTGGAGTTCTTCGTGGCCACTGTGCTGCCGAACTTCTTTGTGAAAACCGCCGTGGATGCCTGGCTCGACATGCTGGCCTGGGGCGTGAACGTTGAGCGCAAGGGCGCGACCAAGGCCAAAGGCTTTTTGCTGTTCACCCGGGTCGCCGCCGGCGGCGCCCTCGAGGTCCCGGCGGGCACGGTGGTGCAGTCCGCCGCGATCAATGGCCATGTTTATCAATTGGTGACCACGGCGGTCGGCACCTTCACCGATGGCGTGATGCAGCTGCCGATTCCGGTCGAAGCGGTGGACGTCGGCAGCGGCTTCAACTTGGCGCCAGGGTATTACGCGATTTTGCCGGTGCCGATCGCCGGCATCGCCCAGGTGGTGAATGCCGAGGGCTGGTTGTCGAGCCCCGGCGCCGATCCAGAACCCAACGACGAACTGCGTCTGCGCGTGCGCAACCAGTTCTCGGCGGTCAACCAATGGCATACCGACGCAGTGTATCGGGCGATGATTTCCGCCTTCCCGGGCGTGCGTCCGGACGGCGTGTACTTCGAGCACGGCGCCCCACGCGGCCCGGGCAGTGCCAACGCCTTCGTGCTGTTCGATGCGGATGTGCCGGCGGCGACTTACCTGGCGCAAATCAACGCGCACATTCGCGACCTGGGCAACCATGGCCACGGCGACGATCTGCTGGTGATGGTGATGCCCGAAACCCTGCACGCGCTGAGTGTGACACTTTGGCCGCGCTCGACCTTGACCGAAGTCCAGCGTCAAACCTTGCTGGACGAAACCACGCTGTTCATCCGAGCGGCCTTTCGCGAGAGCACCACCAGCGATTACCAGCCGACGCTGACTTATCCACAGTCGCGGTTCTCATTCAGTCGCCTGGGCGAAGAGCTGCACCTGCAGTTTCCTGGCATCGAATCGCTGAGTTTCGACAACGCCGACATCCTTTCGGAACTCAACATCCCCCGGATCCAGAGCCTGGAGGTGCTGATCAATGATTAAGCTCGATCTGAAGTTCTGGCTGGCCGGTACCGAGCTGACCAAGCTCAAGGACGCGGCCCAGAACTGGTGGGAAAAAGTCGAGGGGTGGTTGCGCTGGCCACTGCTGCAGCTCGACGCCGATACCTGCCACCTGGTCATGCTCGACCTGCTGGCCTGGCAGCGCGACATCACTCGCTTTAAGGGCGAGCCGGAGGCCCTTTACCGCCTGCGCGTGAAGTTCGCCTTCATCAACGCAGTGGACGCCGGCAGCACTGCCGGCATGAAACGCATCCTGCAGCGACTGGGGGTCGGTTACGTCGAGATCGAGGAACGCATGCCCGGTCGGGATTGGGACGTGATGCTGCTGCGTTTCTCTGATTCCCAGCTGTCGAAGAACCCCGAGCTGCTGCGTGTACTGATCCAACAATACGGTCGCACTTGCCGCCGCTATGACTTCGTGACCCTTACCCCAGTGACCTTGCGTGTCGCCGTGGTCGACTTCAACGACGACCAGCAAACGCTGGTTGCCAGCCTGTAGGAGCCCCCCAATGGGAGCCAGCATTACCCTTGCGGGTGAAAACCTGATCGCGCAAAAACAAGCCGCCAACCAGGGGCTTGATGTGGCGCGGTTCATTTTTGCCAACGTGCCCGGACTTGATCCTAGCGGACCAGTCGATCGCGCTGCACCGAAGCCAGCAGCAGGGCAGATTGTCCACGTCTACAACATCCCCGACGGCAACGCGGGCTACGTGAACCCCAACCAGGTCGTGTACAGCTCGCAGATCGGCTCCGACGTTGGCGACTGGGACTTCAACTGGATCGGGCTGGAAACAGCCGAAGGCGTGTTGTTTGCGGTGGCCTACGTGCCGCTGCAGATCAAACGCCGCAATATCCCGCCGCTGCAGATCGGCAACAACCTCACGCGCAACTTCCTGGTGGCGTTTGACGGGGCCCAGCTGCTGACCGGCATCACCATTGATGCCAGCACCTGGCAACACGACTTTACCGTGCGCCTGGCCGGCATCGATGAGCGCGAGCGCATGAGTACCCGCGAGATTTATGGTCGGGCGTGCTTTTTCGGTAGCGCGCTGACCTTTGAGAGAGTTGGCAGCGTGTTTCGACTCCGCCCAGGTGCGGCCTTCATCGAAGGCATTCGGGTGGTCCTGGATGAACCGCTTGTGGTCACCGGTGTTATCCCTGTGGGCAAAGTCTGGCTGGATGTCTGTCTTGAGCGCCAATTAAACGACCGGGTGACCAGCTGGAAAGTGGTCTACGGCGAACAAGTGGATTACACCGATGCAGCGGGGGCGCTTCACTACTGCGAACCGATCGCTAATTTCATTTCGACGAGTGAGATTGTCGACCTTCGTGCGGTGGAGCCGATCAGTACCCCGCTGGTGAAACACTTCGCTGCAAGGGACGGGGACTATCCGACCCTGCGGGCCCGGGGCACCACTAAGGGCGACGTGGGCCTGGGCAACCTGCCCAACGCTAAAAGCGATGATCCCGCGTCCAACAGCAGCGAGATCCTGGCCACCACCGCCGCGTTAAACCGTCTCAACCAACAGGTCAGCGATTCGCTGGTGGGCCTGGTGGCGGCTTTCGACATGGCCAGCGCGCCCCCGGGTTGGCTCAAGCGCAACGGCGCAAACGTGTCGCGCACCGTCTACGCCAAGTTGTTCGCCGTAATCGGCACCCGTCACGGCGCCGGCGACGGCAACACCACCTTCAACGTGGGCGACAGCCGCGGGCTGTTTACTCGGGCCCTGGATGACGGGCGCGGCATTGACCCGAACCGTGAACTGAGCTCAATACAGGCTCCAGCAAACCTGCATCACACCCACGGAGGTGTCTCCGATGTTGCAGGCCATCACGCTCATTATTCGGCGGCAGGCAGTGGCGGTAACGTCACCGTGAATTACGGCAGTCAGATCACTGTTGCGCCGACCGGCAACACCACAACCGGTACCGCCGGCGCTCACCAACACACCTTAACCATCTATGGCGATGGTGACACGGAATCCCGTCCGATCAACGAGGCGTTGTTGGTCTGCATCAAGTATTGAGAGCCTTTATGAACACGAAAACCGTCTACCAAACCAATCATCTGGGCATTTTAGTCGGTCCAGTGACAGCCGATGAATCCCCGCTAGAGCCTGGTGTATTCCTGATCCCAGGGGGCTGCGTGACGACGCCACCGCCGACAGTACCGGAGCACAAAGCCGCTTGGTGGAATGGCAAAGCCTGGCAGTTGCTCGACTACTTCGGTGGTGTGGTTGTCTACAGCATCGAGACCGGCGAACCGCGAACCCTTGGAGGTTTCG